GGGGCCAACAAATTCCCCGTTGTTGAGCGTCTGCCCCGCTACCTGTGATGCAGTGACGACATTTGCTGGAAAAAGGGTGCATTGGCCATGTGGCTGAATTACCTCGTAGGTAATTTCCGAGTACGAAGATATGGGGGCATCGTCTATGAGTATTGACTCGATTGAGTACTGACCACACCCAAGGCAAAAGAGTTGGTAAAGATACTGATTATTTCCAGAATATTCAGCATAAGGGATGGCGGCAAAGTCGGGATATGCCTTTACCCGCCCATACTGAACGGGTATAACCGCCCCAAGTCTGGCTGAGTTGCCTTGTGCTGAAAGTGAATATGTGGGGGATGGAGCAGCCAAAGATGCGTTTTGCTGCGCAGATGTCGCGGTCTGAGCCGGAAGAACAGCGCTGACCACCATTGATCCAACGAGCATAGTTGCCGCGGATGCTGCTGCGCCCATAACTGATGCGGCAGTGGCCCCGGCAAACACGCCACCTGCCCAGGCACCAACAGGGCCAGATAGCGCAACCACGGCCAACATCATTACTGCGCGCAACGGGTTCGATCCGCCGTCTCCACCTTCAGGGAGGATGATCACCGAAACAGTTGTGAACTCGTCAACTCTGCGGTGCCATTCTGCCCGAAGTACGCCTTCACCGTCTCCAATGATGATATACGGCGCATCACAACCGATATTTATCTCGGCAAGCGTCATGCCTTCGCTGGCCAAGATTACCTCTTTACTTCCGGCGAGATCCCACGGATTTCTGGCAATGATATAGTATGATTCGCTCATCTTTTCCGTCTATAAAAACCAAGTACTCGGTAGCCCATCAATGCAAGTCCGGTTTCGTTTGTAAAAATGACACCAGCTCCATGAACGCTGTGGAGGATCTTGCCGCCGTCTACCCCTGACCAAACACCGACATGGGATGGGCGCTCAGACTTACCCATCAGCACGCCGCACCACTCCTCGGGCTTTTCGATTCGCTCCCATTTGCAAAGCTGGTCTCCGTCGCGTATTTCACGCATCACAGAGAGCGCGCTCGCTGCGTCCACATCTACCACCTCAACATCTAGGCCCAATTCATCGCGCCAGACGCGGCGAGCAAAACCCCAACAATCATGCTCACCTGCTATCCACGGCAACCCTATATATTTCACTGGCCACGGCTCAACCATCATTGCACCAGAGTAGGGAATTGCGTATCGGTATAGGTTAGGCCTGGAAACGTCATATTGTAAAAATTGAGAAGCGCTGCCGTTGCAGTTACCCTGAACACAGTGGCCGTAATCGATACCAGTGAAAGTTCAAGTGGTGGATTATTCTGTGGCCCTGTGAGGTCATCTTCAATGTAAGCTCGGTAAATCATGTCAATTGGCGTGGATGACGCCATGCTTAACTCAACGTTGCGCACAATATCACGGCTCACATTGTCGATCTCAATAGTGCTTCGACCCTGCATGTCAGGAGGCTTGATGTCAAACGGGTAACCAATAAACGTCACCTGTTGCCCTGCATCACGTGGCGCTGTGGCTTCGAGGACTGCCAACAAATCACCACTGCCCCTCTTGACCCTGATCGGCGTAGTAAACGCCTCATGGTACAGCTCGATAGTGTGGTGAATAACTACTTTTGGCCGTGAAGCATAGGCTTCTTTAATGGCTTGTGAAAGTGTAGTATCGGGCATTTAGCAAGTCTCCACAGTGAACTTGAGCAACCATTTGTCTGATTTGCTAAACTGAGAAACCTCATAGACTCCTCCAACGATCCGACACTCAACAGTACTTCCAGCAAGAAGGCCTCCACCTACATCAATATTCATACCTGTAAACCTACTAGCGCCCCCAGCACAACCAGTAGAACTATCGAACCAGTTCTGGAATGTCTCTAACTGTGTCTGTGTTACTAGCATTTGTATTGCTATAATATAGGACCTTACATTACTAGTCCTCCTTGCTAGAGAAGGGCCAACCTCCATGTCAGACTCTATAACTTGAGATTTTAAACTAAGTGAATAAGCCTCTTGGAGGGGCTTAGGTAGCCCCGTAGGAAAAATAGCCATAGTTATATCCCTGATCTGTTAAGGCGATAGGTTGACTCAAAAGCAGAGGCTACAATCCCCCCTCCATGAATAACGTCACTTGCTACTGCGTTCTTTATCTGTGCTACAAATACGTCAATTACATCATTTCCATTAGTATTGCTTCGACCAACAGTCCCAGCCTTACTGTCTGATTCAATAACATTGACAGTCACATCTCTGCTGCTAGCTCCACGCAAACCTGCCCCTATAGCAGCAGTCTGTCCAGCCGTAAAAACAGACTCCCCTCTCTGCAGAATAGCCGGAAACTCATCAGGTAAGAATCCACTGTGGAATCTGGGAGCTGTTGCATAAGCTTCCAACGGTACAGTTCGTGTAAACGTAGGAGGGTCTACCCCAACAACGCCACCAGTATGTCTAGCTCCACCTGTCGCCCCCACGCCATAGTTACCGGTTCCTCCGCTAGTAGATCCTATGGCACTTCCAAAAAAGCTGGGAAGTAGCGACTGGCCTATACCCATGATTGCAGTCTTTGCCTGCAACTTAATCATATCCTGAATGATGTCGTAGATAACATCGCTGACAGTATCTCCTAAAGCTCTCCAGGCGTCTGCTGCTGTTGCATTGCCCTGCATCACATCTCTAGAGAACTGAGCCATGGCATCTGCTGTATTATCAATAGCCTGTGGCATTGCATCTTTGTAGAACTCCAGCGCGTCATCATCAACCTTTATCTTATACAAGCCAAGTCCAGCTCGCATCAAACCTTGGATGTCCTCTTCTCCTTTAGCTACTGCTACCTGATACTTCAGCATACGCTGATACAACAGCTCAGTTGCAGCTAACTTATCTCCTGTAGCCTCCTCGAACTTTTTAACGTCAGCCTCAACTATTCCTTCAATTCTCTCATAAGTCTCTTTAGAAATAGTCCCCAGTTCACTGTAGGCACTCATCTGCATACGAAATGCCTTGGTGTCGATCATAGCAGCATTTAATTGCTCCTGATTTTGAATACCTGATTTCTGCAGATTTTGCAACTCCGAATGTCTTTTGTTCAAATCATCGACATGGCCCTCAAGGGATTTTACCGCCACGTCATAGGCGTGAAGCTGGTTGATATCCTCCTGCGAGGAGCCAGCGCCGTTAGCTGCAAGATCTGCCACAAAGCCGTCACGAGCCCCCTTAGCTTTATTGTACGCATCAGTAGTTGCCTGGATGAGGGCTGGCAATTCTTCCTGCTCTTTTTTGTATGCCTCAAGATCATCTGAATACTTTGCCAACATATCATTAGCGTCGTAGTCAATCTGAGTAAAAGGCTGAAAGTCGCTGAACTCCGAGAAGCTCTTATTAAGCTTCTCCATATTCTTCAGCGTTGAGTCATTACCCTTCAACCAGTCCTTAGCTGTCTTGTCTGCATCCTTGGCGTCATTTGTATACCCAGTGATGGTAGCTCGAAGCTGCTTCAGGGCCTCGTTCTCGGCTTTGATACCGGCGGTTTGATCAGCGGTCAATCGAGCATCGGCCTTCTTTGCCTTCTCAAGTTCTGGGCCAAAGACTTCATTTGCAGTCTTCGTCACGTCAGCAAGTATCTGATTATACTCCTCCCCCGACTTACCAGCTTTAGCCCACAAGCTCATCTGAGTGTCGATGGACTCTTTAATCTGATCATTAACTTTCTCGACTGCCGACATAGATGCTGATGCAGCAAGCTTTTTATTAATGCCTTGCATCGCCATAGCTTCTTGCTGCGCCTGTACCTGATCGCTTGTTAAAGTTCTAGTTGCTTTGCCTGCACTGTTAGTTGATGCAACTACTTGTGTGTTAACGGTATCAAGTTCTGTCAGCCTTTTTGTATACTGTTCAATCTTAGCCTTTGCCTCAGCAGCTTGACTAGACAAGTACTTCAAGCCCTCAGCAGTATTACCCCCTTCTCCAATACTTTTTGTAAGATCGGCGTGTCTTCTCTGCTGCTCTTTCAAAGCTGCGTTAGTGGCGAATCTTTCATCAAACCCGTCATTAACAAGGTTATCCGCCTCTACCTGTCGAACTGATTTTACAACATTAACTGAGATTGTTATAGTCTTAGCTGCCAATGTTAGCAGCTGAATTACTAGCCCTACTATAGTACGCAGTGCCTCGACAGTAGCAGGATCTTCAACTACAGCCTTAAATTCTTTCATAGCCCTAACAACTGACGGATTGTCATAAGACTCTATAAACAACCGTTTGACCGAGGCGTACAGCTGATCAAGATTATACTTACCAGATTCAGCCATCCCCTCCATAACTTCTTGCAAATAAGTAAACTTTTTGCCCGCCTCACCGCCTGCTTCTATACTAAGGTCCCTGAACTTCTCAAGTTTAGTGTTGAACTCTTTTAATGCCTCCTCACCATCAAACGCAGAATCCTTTATGTCTTTGATACCACTAGAGATAAACTTCAAACCTCTAATACCAGCAGCGTCTGCTAAAAATGCAGAGCGCATATTCTCAGGCAACTTACTGGATGCTTTTTCAAGATCTCTAAATAACGTAGCAAGATCCTTGAACTTGCCTGTGTTTACATCCTTGGCACTGAAATCAATCAAGTCAAAAGTTTTCTGCACATCTTTAGTAGGTGCAATTAATTTAGTTACAGCTGTAGTCAAAGCCGCACCTGCTGTTGCTGCTTTAACGCCCTGGTCGTGCATTACGCCAAGAGCCGCAGCCACATCGTGGAAACTTGCTCCAACAACAGTATTGAGAGAGGTTGCGTTCTTGAATGCATCCAGCATATCTTTAATATCAGCATTTGATATATCCGCTATTTTTGAAATAGAGTTGGCAACATCAATAGCTTGCTCTCCATACGCAGATGAATATCCAAGAACCTTCTTTGTAAGATCTTCTATGTTCTCTCCTGAGTAGTATGCCATAGCAGACATCTGCTCAAGAATAGTTGTAGTCGTCCCTCCTGCCTGCTGAATAGGTTTCAGGGCCTCAGCTGCAGATACGCCAGCTCTTGAGAACTCTAACAGACCTTTTGCTAAATCAGCAGGAGCCTGTGCTACTCCTTTTATATCAAGTAACTGCTTCTTAATATTTTCGGTACTTGAGTTAGTCTCCCCCATTTGTTTTGCTAAAAACGCTACCTTTCTGGCTATATCGTCAAACTCAGCCCCCAGTTGAACAGATTTGATGGTCGC